GAATTTATTATCTGGAAGTTATATATTAGGATATCAGTTTACAAGATATATGGCAGGATCTCCACACGATCCTTTAATAATCAAAGATGTTTCTCCTAATAAAACTGAAATAAAATTAATACCAAATAATAAATTTACACATGAATATACTGCTTATTGTTTAGGTAAAGTATCATTACATAATGTTATTTCATTATATTTAGATTTAGTAAAAAATTGTCCATACGATCAAATTTATCAATTATCTAAAAACGAAAATGAAGAAGCTATATCTTTAATTAAAAGTATGTTTTTTATTCCTAGTGATGGGAAATTTACAGAGTTTTTAAAAAACATATATGAAGATTTTATCCGTTATTCTAAAACAGATAATAAGAATAATCCATTTACCAGAATTATAGGTATTAGAACATATTTTAATAATTTTTTGGTTTCTAACACTAATTCTGTATTAAGTTTCTCAGAAATTAAAAACAAGTTTAATGAATTTGTTCTTAAAAGATTAGATGTATTATTTTTTAATTTTAAATCGGAACGATATCAATCTGCAAAACAATATTTGTTTGATGTTTTTACAAAATATTATTTTTATAAACTTCACGATTTTTTGGAGTTCAGATATAATGAAAAATTTATAGGTCCTTTAAAAAATGCACTTTCATTTGGTCAGGGAAAGTATATACCCATATTAAATTCCTCTTATTTAGATGAAAGGAATTCTCCTTCCGATCCATTAACATTATTAATTAAACTACAATCACCGTTATCAGATGAATTGTCAATAAAATCGTCTGTGTGGGTATCTAATATTTCTATAGTTCCATTTTTGTTTAATGCAATTATAGAACAAAACTTAATTAAAAAAACCTTTAGAATTTCTTCTCCGGATTTTACTATAATAAATAATGATGTATCAGTATCTAACTCAGATGATTATTATAATAATGAAGAATTAGAAAGTGAATTAACTAATTTTTATAATGTTGATATTAGTAAAAAAATAAAAGAGTTAAATGTAAATTATTCAGATTTTTCAAATTTTATTATTTATTCTTCTGCTGAATTGAGACATAATATTTTCAAAAATAAAATGATTTCAATTTCTAATTTAGATTATGAATTATCTGTATTAGAATTAAATTATTCAAGTTCTGGATATTCATATCCATACTATACCACAGAAAGAGATTCTATATGTGATAGAAAACTTGAAGTTATTGAATCTTTTGATGGGTATGAATCATATCTTTATAAGTTAGGATATTATAATTACAATATTTCAACAAGAACATTTTCTAGTTCATCGTATGTTGAAGAAATGGATGTTTCTGCAGCAGTTTACGATAAATCGAATAGAGATAGTTTAGTAAATAATACGCCTGAATATATTATCAACGATAGTGGCAACGATGATTATTTGATATTTTTATCAATGATGGGTCATTATTTTGATAATATTAGTTTATATATTAAATCTTTACCTTCTCAACATTCGTTAGATGAATCCGCCACATTTTCAAAAAACGTCCTTCAACACATGTTGGAATCGTTAGGGTGGCAAATTGATACATCTTTAGATCAGTTGGATTTTTCTAAAAATTATTTAGATACACAATTAGAAGGTGCTACAAAATTTTCAGGGGAAGAAAAAACTAGACAAATTTGGAGTAGAATATTAAATACTTTACCTTTAATTTATAAAACAAAAGGTACTGAAGAATGTATAAAATTAGTGTTATCATGTTATGGAATTCCTTCTACATTAATAAGTTTGCGTGAATATGGTGGGATAGATTATAGTAATTTAAATAAAACTTCATACACTATTGAAGAAAAGTTGTTTATGTTAACATTTAAAGGATATAGAGAATATTTATCTATTCCTTTTGATTCAACTATTCATACAATAGAAATGAAGGTTGCATTAGATTCTTCAAAAACATATATTCCTTTACAAAAAATTCCATTAGCGGTTAAGTATAATCAATATAATGAAGTTGATTGGACATTAGGCGTTTATAAAGAAAAACAAAAATATTTAGGACGAGCTTATTTTGAACTTAATTATCCAAGTTATGAAATTGGTATTATAGGTGACTATGGAATAGTAAATTCTCCAAATACTCAATCATTTGCCGTGGCTGAAACTTTAACCGAAGTAAATCCTGATTATATTATTACTTTAGGAGATAACACTTACGAAACAGGAACAAATGCTTATGATAATACTGTAGGTAGATTATATCAACAATTTATAAATCCATATATTGGTGTAAGCGGATCTGGAGCAGAAGTTAATAGATTTCATCCTGTTATTGGAAATCACGATTATTTTGGAGGATCATATAATCAATATTTAACCTTTTTTCCTAATACTCCGAGGTTTTATACATTTAAAAAAGGCAATATTCAATTTTTTATGTTGAATTCGGATATAAATGAACCATCCGGATCAACTTCGTCATCTGATCAAGCTACGTGGTTAATACAAGAACTTTCATCATCATTTAATGATTTAGATGTTTTATGGAGAATTGCTTGTTTTCACCATCCATATATCACTTCTACTACAAACGCACACAGTCCAACGACGAGAATGGATTGGCCTTTTGCTTCATGGGGAATTGATGTCTGTTTAAGTGGTCATCAACACGTTTATGAAAGATTAGAAAACAATGGAATACCGTTTATAATAAATGGGTTAGGAGGAGCTACCTTATATTCATTTACTTCTGTTTCAGCAGATAGCAAATTTAGATATGCTGATGACCATGGATATGTAATACTAAATTCAAGAGGAAATAAACTAACGTTTTCTTTATATAATAAAGACGGTGTGTTAATACCTGACACAGGATCTACTACCCTTCCAAGTTGTAGTATAGAAAATGGAACGTTTGTAATGCAAAAATCGACTATTCCATTTTCTGATAGACCTTTTAGGTTATCGGATAAATATATTTTATCAGATCCTATTCCGATTTTTAATGGTGAGATTTTTAATATCATGATCAGAAAAAATGATCCTGATGAGTTATTTGAATATAATATCACAGACGATATTGTTCCTACATTATATGATTTGTGGGTTCAAAGACGAGAAGATGGAAATGTTATATTTAGTTCTTTAACATCTGACGTTTTTACTAAAACGTATAATTATGAATTTTCTAATACAGGAAAGTTATATTTTGGAAATTATCAAAATTCTTCAAGTTTTGTTGGACAGTTGGATAAAATTTTAATTTATGACACTCCGATTGAAGACAATACATTCAATGATCATTGTAATAATATTAATTCTTACAGTTATACAGGATCATTTGATACTCATGAATCTTTATATTTTAGAATGAATTATGATTACCCTAAAGATTTGTCATTATCAAATCCTTCTGTAATTATAAATCAAAACGAAATTTATTCTTCTTCTATCTGGATGGAAGCTTATAATTTTGGAACGCAAGCTTTTTCATCATCTATTGATAATTGTGTTATTGTATCACATTCGGCATATCCATATCAGTTTAAAGAAATTCCATATAACCAAACGTTAACAATTACAAGTTATGGTCCTAATAAATTTAAAAATCAAAAAATTCAAAAACAATCTTTCAATTTAGATGTTCGATTAGATCCTAACGATAGATCAACATATATTTCTAATAAGTTTGTTTCTCCAGATTCTAATCAAATAGGATTATTTGCTGATCCAAATGATTATAAAAATAAAGATATTTTTAGATATTTGGGAGATTTTGGTGTTGTTAGTTTAATTGCAGATCCAATGCAAATGTATGAGGATAAATATTATCCTTTAAAAAACATAAGAGAAACCTATAATGAAAGTGGAAATAAAAGAACATATTACAATGAAATGTTCACATTGTATAAGTTCTATTTTGACAGATCAATTTTTGAAATTATTAAACAACTAATTCCGGCAAGAAATACTATATTAACAGGTATATTAATTGAACCAACAGTTTTGGAAAGACCAAAATATCAATACAAAGTTATTTCTTCCGAAGCATGTGATGTTGAATTTACCAAATCTTTAGTTTCTTGTTCAGTTACTTCATCACAACATGTTAGACCTCCAAGTTTATCTGTAAATAATTTTATAAATTCAAAAGGAAAAGTTTCTTCGGATTTAATTTCTGTAGATTTTAGAACTGATAAAAGTATTTATTCTTCACAACTATATGAACATGTTCCTTATTTTGTGACAGATATTTCATCTCAAGATCCAGAATATAATTCGTTATTGCCTAAACTTCAATATGTTCAAGATGGATGGATTAAAAAGTATCCGGATGTAGGAGACATAGGAAATGTGGAAATTCATTCAGACTGGCCTATTCCTGTTCAAAGTTATGGCCCTACTGGAGTTCCTGATACAATTCCACCAATTAATATTAACAATACTCTTCCAGGATGTTACTTTACTGGAAGTGGATATTATTATTTAAAAAATTGTCATTTTTATGTAAAAACAAATGAAAATATTTCTTCTATAGTTACAAATTTACAAAAAAATGTAATATCTGCTATCGATTTGTCTTATATAAAATTACCTACAAATAATTTTAATAATGTTATCAACCAAGGAATTATAAAAGATATTGAAAATTATGAAGAACTTGGAGTTCATTGTGATGATTCAGGAAAAATTATTGAAACAAGATTGTCTGGATCTATATCGAGATTTTTAATCAAAAATTGGACAAGACAAGATTTAAACTTTAGAAAAGGAGAGTATAGTAAACCTCAATCGACTATTTCACAATCTATATATTTGTATAATACAGAAGTTTGGAAAGATCCTGTATATTCATCTATAATTTATACTTCTTCTTTTACAAGACCGTCTGTAGGAAATATATACGATGTTTCAAATGAATCTATTTATTCTCCCAATTTTACTGAAAACGGTGGAGTTTTTGTGTTTTATTATGATATGGGAACATTTATTGGAAGACCTAATTCAAAAAGAAATGATATTTATACTACCGCAAAATTAGATATTTCTAACAAGTTTTTATATTCTACATCATCAGTAGATACTGGACAATATTATGAAACTTGTAAAGGATATCCAAGAAATCATTTAATTCATAAAAAAATAACGTTTACAAAAGAATCGTTTCCTTCTCATCAATCTATTGATAATATAGTTTCTAATATTTTTAACAGATATATAAAATCGAGACAAACGCAAGATACTACTGTCGATCAGTCATCATTAGAAGATAACAGTCTTCCTGTTCAATCTATTAATGTATCAAATATTAACGTTGTTAGAACAGATAATGTATTAAGTTAAATAAAAATATAAGAATTTGAAAGGTTTTTGATACTTATAAGTAAGATAAATAATATAGAGTAAGTTTATGGCATATATTGATAATCAAACTATAACTGTGGATGCAATTTTGACCAAAAAAGGTCGTGAACTGCTCGCAAAGAACGGTAATTTAAACATAACATCTTTTGCTTTGGCAGATGATGAAATCGATTATAGTCTTTATAACTCGTCACATCCAAACGGTTCAGCCTTTTTTGATATTGCATTAAGAAATACACCTGTTTTTGAACCTCTTTCTGATGAGACACAGACAATGAAGTATAAATTAGTTACACTCAATCAAGGAGTTACTTCTATACCCGTTATCACTATTGCTCAGGATAAAATTTCAGTTGCTAGAGATTATACTGGAGAAATTATAATTTCTCCATCGACCAATCCGGCTTACAATCTTACATTGGGATATACTGCTATATTAGGTAATAAAAACGTGGGGGTATTAATTGTTGAACAGGAAAATGCTATAAATTCCGTATCCAATACTATTCCGACATTTGCTGGTGACATATCAACCACTTCTGCTCAAGTAGCGGTAGGATCTAAATTTAGATTTGTTCCTAATAGTTCGTTAAATAAAACCACCACAACTAATTTAACAATAGTAGGTAATGAAAGCGGTGGATCAACAAGTATTGAAGTTACTGTAACCGTTCCACTAAGTTAATTTTTATAAATATATGATATTTAAATCTTTTGACCAAACAGATATTGTAGAAGGTAGAACCACAAAAGTTTCGAGTGGATTTTGGCCAGATGGAAGCACTTATTGGAGTGCTAGTTTTTTTGAAAGTAATTTTTGGGAACTATCCAATGCCCAAACACCATCAACTGCGTATGGATCATCTCCATATGATGTTAGAAAAACATTATATTATACCGACGTATATCCCAATTTAGTATACAAAAATACCTATAAAGAACCTTATTTTTCTATTGCATATGGTCATATTGGGGGAAGTGGATCGTTTGATTATGAAACGAGTTCTATAAAAGTAACACCAACAAAAACAATTTATAACCAATATAAAAACTTGTTATTGGGAACTACAGATTTAGATGGTAAATTTACCATGAAGTCTGGAAGTACTGAAATTAATGTTGACGACATTTATGTTATTAACTTTTCAACATATAAAACTAAAGATCGTGTTGATGAAGGCGTGTTTGAAGTTTCTTTAGCATATTCTGATGGAACAAATAGAACATTAACTTTAATAGACGATTCTTTTTATACTGGAAAAGTATCTTCTGTATATCAATTGGTATCAGGATCTTTAAATTCAGTTCCTTCTACAGCAAACTATAATGGAATTGGGTTATTATATCCAAATGAAGGTATTGTAGTATTTAATGCTTCAAAATTAAATGAAATTTTAGGATATTCAAAAGCGTTTCAAACTGCTCAAAGTTCTGCTACAAATAATAATGTTACAAGTAGCAATTTAATAATTGTTACAGATCCACCTTCTGCGAGTTATTACACAGGATCTAAAAATAATATTTATGGAAATTTAGATACTCAAAACGAAGTATTGGGTTCTTCTGATCCAAGATATAATACTTATTTAAATTGTAGTATTGGTAATCAAAATAATACTCAAATTTTCTTCTGGTCTTTAAAACATTCTCAAAAAACTATGGTAGTAAGAAAAAGCGAATATGTTCCATCTAGACATTATTTTGTTAGAGTAAAAAATAGAGATTTTAATTATTCTAATAATCCTACATATGTATATGATGGTACAGAAACGTTGACTAATGGTACCAAACCTACTGCCGGAACAATTAGAAACGAGGATTTCTATACAGATCCAAAAACATATATTACTACAGTTGGATTATACAATAATACAAACGAATTAGTTGCTGTTGCTAAATTGAGCCGTCCTGCTGTTAAAACTTTTGATAATGAATTATTAATTCGTATAAGACTAGATTTTTAATATAAAGTTCTAATTTAATATCAATAGAGAGATATATCTATTTCTACGAATTTCCGAAAGTGAATATATTTATATCTTAGATGATTAAAAATTTAAAACGAAGTGATATTCAGAATACACCCTTTGTTGCTACCAAACCTTGGGTGTTAACATCATTTCAAAACGATGATTTAGTAATTATCGAAGAAATACCACAAGAAATTCCAGTTGCTCAAGAATTTATAGATTACGAAGGCGGCGATGATCTTCCTATAATAAATCGTGAATGTAATATTGCCCTTGAACAACAAACTCCAGACCAAATTTTATACGAAGAAGGAGAAAAAATTAATGGATTATTTAATCCAGATGGAGATCCAAAAAATAATACTGGTACATTCAAAAGATTAGTATACAACCAAGTTAAAAATGCATTTTATAATCAATGGAACGATCCTACTAAAATATTTGGTATGGAAAATATAGATTTTCATTTATCTGAAACCCAAAAGTTTTTATCCGATAAGTTTAGAGTATTTACTATTTCTAATAAATTTTTTGGAGAGAAAATGTTAGAAAATAGTATACTTTTAGTAGATAATGCTTTAGATGATAATTTTAGGATAGTAGATGATGGTAAAAGTAATATATTTGCAAGAGAAAATCTTTTTTCAAAAATACAAGAAGTTAGAAAATTTTATAATAAAGTTAATCCATCAATAACTTCAACTTTTTGTGATTATTATTATCAAGATATTTCTTCTAGACAAGCAGGAACACAAGGAGGTACATCAGGAACGTCAGGAACATCTGGAACTGGAGGATATTATGGAACAGCAGGTACGCACGGTTATTTACCTCCAATAAATTGTCAACCATGGTAATAAAAAATTATGATAGTTAATGTTGAAAATGAAAATTATGGATATGCTGTAGCAACTCATGACGATTGGGTTATAGTCGGCAATCCATCATCTTTTAAATACGATTCATCAAGTTCTTCATTTTGGAGAACAGGATCATTAGATATTTTTAAATATAATACATTAACTGATCAACATGATTTATTAATTACTCTTTACAAACCAATTGGTGGAATAGATTATTTAGTTTTAGCTAGAGACGACGATTCTGCTGAAATCCATACCGATACTGTTAGAAAAATATGGATTCCTTATTATTCTTCTTGGAATTACCCTCAAGTAAATTGGTATTTATTACATATACAAGATCTTCCGATTCAAATTGATTTAGTAGGATATACAAATACATATGAAGATGATTACGGACATGCTTTCGATGTATATAATAACGTTTTAGCTGTAGGAAGTAGATGGCATAATCAACAAATAGATATATTGGGAAGACAATTTTTTGTAACAGGATCTTCTGTTGATATTTATGATTTAACAAAATTAAATTATAACTTTGTTGATGGATACATAGGAACAGGATCTTCATTTTTAGTTCAATCCATTCCACCACCAAATGGAGAACCTATTACAGGAAGTTTTGGGTTTAGTGTATCTGTTAACGATGAGTGGTTAGCCGTAGGATCTCCAAATTGGAACACAACTTTTGGAGGAGTTCATATGTATAGAAGAATTTCTCCGGTAGATCCAAATAATTTAGAATTTACATTTTTTCAAACAATAACAGGAAGTGCAAATATAATTGGAGATTATTTTGGATATTCATTAGATTTAAATAAAGCAACAAGTTCTTATAGTCATAGTTTAGTTGTAGGGTGTGGTAATAAAATATCTGAAGGAAGTAAAGTATATTATTTTGAATTCGATGGATCTAATTGGAAAGAATTGTATACTTTTGAAGCTGATAGATCAGTAAAACCACTTCCGTTTTATAATGTAAATCCAATTCCAAGATGTGAGGGATATGCAATAGATGGATTTGGAAATTCTGTGGCTTTGTGGGGCGATGATCTTGCAATTGGAGCTCCTACTGATAGATGGATTTATGAATATTCAGGTTCAAGAGCTTATAGTCAAGGAGCTGCTTATTTATATCATAGATGTTCCGATAGAACAAAAGGATGGTATTTAGTTAAAAAGTTTTATGGAAATGAAAAAACTTTAAAAAACAATAAATTAGGAATTTCTGTTGATTTATGGGATGATAAATTTGCAGTAGGATGTCCAAAATCGAATGTAGAATCAATGCATCCGTGTTATTTAGAAGGATCACTTTTACAACAAAACTATTGTTATGCAGATTTAGAAAATTACATTCAAGGACAATGGATATTAATGCAAAAAGACACGTCTTCTGTAGATATAGACTGGGACGTTCTTAATGTATATCAAAAGAAAAAACGATATCTTAGTCCATATCGAGCATTTGGATTTGATGTATCTATTGCTAATAAAAGTGCAGTAGTAGGTGCTCCAATGTTAATTTCCGGATCAAACAGAGTAATTAACATAGTTAATACTGCGAGTTTTATCGGTACAGAAAAAATCGAATTAGAAGATTTATCTGGAAAAGCTTACATTTATAATTTAAAAAACTATAGAGAAGAGTTTCATGTAGGGAATGTATTTTATAGAAATGGGAAAATAGTTTTAAACACATCAGGTTCTATATTTCAAGGATTGTGGTTTAATCCTATTAGCGAGTGGACTTATGAATATGAAGTACATTTTGACAGTAAACAAACTTTATACGAAAAACAAATTAACTGTATTGTAGAACCCGGAGAGTTTAATGTTTCGACAAATCCTACAGCAATCGAATTTGAAAAACCAATTTTTGATATTAATCAAAATGGTAAATTTGATTGGCAAGATTTAGATATTATTCTTAAATACATGCAGAATTTAAACACAAGATATGACAAAAATGGACCTAATACTGATTGGAGTTCTTCATTATTAACAGAAGATGATGAGATTTCTTATTATAATTTCCAATCTACAAACAACGCTTATTATAATACAAAATCGGATTTTATATCTCAATCGTTTTTTAACATGTTAAATGATATCGGAGTTTCCGAGTTCGATTTTAATCAAGATTCAAAAATTGATATAAATGATATGTTTATTTTTTGGAAATATTATTCTAATAGATTAAATCAAGTTAACTATCAATCATATATCACTTCAAATTCTAAAAGAAAACTATTTAGTGATATTATTGATTATCTAAATAATAAAACTAATAAAAATGGAGTGTCTTTAATAAAATCTGAGTTTTTAACTTATGTTTCTCAATCTAATGCAGATAAAACAGGATCTTATTTAGCTCCATATGTTACAACCATAGGATTATATGATGGATTAGATCTTGTAGCTGTTGCTAAGTTAGGTACGCCAATTAAATTAACAAAAGATTTTCCTATGAATTTTATAGTGAAATTAGATTTTTAATAATATTTATAATAAGATAGGAATTAATATATATGTCAGCACAGATACCAACCGAACGACCATCGTTAACCAAAACGTTAGAACAACGTTATGCTACTCAACATGCTGGTGGAGCGTTTAATGCCGTAAATATTTCTAAAACGGGACATGCATCTTTAACTATTGCTGGTAATTCTAGTTTACAATCAGCAACTTATACTCCATCTGGGTTTAAATTACAACAACCCATTATGGTTACAGAGTTTAAAGATTCTGCATTAAATACAGCTGCTAAAAATGGTCATACAAATAAAAAATACAAACCTTAATATACTTATTTAAATGGTTATGAAATTAGGTTTGGATGCAAGCACTACTGTATGCGGATGGGCATTTTCTCACGATAATGTTATAAAAGATGCTGGTTTTATAGATATATCTAAGTTCAACACAAACAAAGAAAAATCATTCCATATAATTTCTATTCTTTCATCAAATATATTAATGAAAGAGGTTTCTGAAATTAATCTCGAATCGGCTTTATCAGGTTTTATGGGAGGAAGAACTAAACAACAGGTAATTATAAAACTAGCTAGGTTTAATGCGGTATTAGAATTTATTTTAGACCAACAGTTTAAAATTCCTATAAATTTATTAAATGTTGGAACAATTCGTAAAAAAGTTTTTGGAAAAGCTAGACAAAAGGGTATGGATGGTAAGTTTTTTGTTAAAAAACAATTAAGCTTATTAATGCCTCTTCCTACACGATGGGATAGAATAAATAAACGTGGTGGATGGGATAAAAAAAATGAAGATATGTATGATGCAATAGTAACCTCTTTATATTAACTTGTGATTATAGTTTTTTGTGTTATTATTAAATGATGGATTTAGTAAAAAAATCTAAATTAATATCTTTATTAAATAAAGTCTTAAAACAAGACGGAAAGCAAACTTCCGATTTTGAAGTAACTTATGTTTGTCCATTTCATAAAGCTGTAAATAATGTTACAAAGAAAAAATTTGGAATTAATTTAGATACTGCTGAATACAATTGTTTCGCTTGTGGAGAATCAGGTAAAAGTTTTAAAACTTTGTTCAAAAAATTAAAAGTTTCTTCTAATTTATATAAAGAGTTGTATGTAATAATTGGAGAACATTTTAAACCGATTTATAAAAGAAACGTTAAAGGAAAAGAGTTGTTAAAACTTCCTGATGAGTTTTTAAGTATGGCAGTTCCAGTTAATTCCATTCTTTATAAACATGCGTTTAAATATATTAGAAATAGAAACATAACGAGAGATGATATATTAAGATATAACATTGGTTATTGTGAAGAAGGAAAATATAAAAATAGAGTTATAATCCCTTCTTATGATAAAGATGGGAATTTGAATTTTTTTACTGGTAGAGATATTCTAAATGTTTCTAGTTTAAAATATTTAACTCCAGATTGGTCTAAAGATTTTATAGGTTTTGAATTATATATTAATTGGTCTGAACCCATTACATTAGTTGAATCTCCATTTAATGCAATCACTATTAGAAATAATTCTATACCTTTGTTTGGTAAAATTGTATCACATTCTCTAAAAGAAGCTATTTTAGAAAATGATGTAAAACATATAAACATATGTCTAGATAATGATGCAGAAAAAGATTCATATAAAATATATAATGAATTAAAAAATCTTACTAACGGGGAAACAAAAATACGTTTTGTTAAATTAACTGATAAAGATCCAAACGAAATTGGGTTTGACAAAATGACAAATTTAATTAAAAATTCTAAAGAATTAGATTTTTCTAATTTTTTATTAATGAAAATGAATACATAAATTATGCTTACACAATTACATTGTTCGATCAAAAAATTTACTCATATTGTTCACGTCGCTGATATTCATATACGACTAACCAAAAGACATGAAGAATATACTGATGTATTTAATAAATTTTATGATGAAGTAAAAAATACTCCTAAATCTACGTTAATTGCCATTTTAGGAGATTTATTTCACAATAAATCAGATTTAAGTCCTGAATGTGTTTTATCTGCAAAAGATTTTCTTTATAACTGTGCTAAGTTACGACCTACTATATTAATTGCAGGAAATCATGATGCTACTTTAACAAATAAAAGTCGGTTAGATAGTTTAACTCCAATAGTAAGTGCATTAAATAATCCAAATCTATTTTATTTAAAAGATACAGGGTTATATTCTATTGGAGATTGTTTGTTTAATCTTATGAGTGTATTTAGCGATCCAACTGAATACATAGTTTATGATAAAATTCCTAGTGTTTATAAAAATGAATATAAACATCATATAGCATTATATCACGGTCCTGTTAATTCATCGTTGACAGATTTAGGATTTTATATGGTAAATAAAGCCATGCCTGTTGAAATATTTGATGGACATCATATTGCACTTCTCGGTGATATTCATAAAAAACAAGATTTACAACATTTTGATAACTCGTTAATGAAACCGGCGGTCCATTTTCCAGGATCAATGATTCAACAAAACCACGCAGAACCTCTTGATGGACATGGATTCTCATTGTGGGATTTATCTAAAAAAACATATACTCATTTTAATTTGCCGAATGATTATGGATTTTTTACTGTTGAGATAAATAAGGGTAAACTTGTAACAGATATTACTAATATACCTAAAAAAGCTAGGGTGCATGTAAAGTGTTTCGAATCTGTTACATCGGAAGTTAAATCTGTGGTATCAGAAATTAAAAAGACATCTTCAATAGATGAAATATCATATGGAAGGATTGATCTCGATAACATTCCTAAGAAATTAAAAAATTCAAACAATATTAATTTAGCAGATGTTACAGACGTAACTTACCAAAATAAATTAATATCTGAATATTTAAAAAATAAATGTCAAATAACAGATCAAAATGTTATAGATTCTGTAAAATCTATTAACACAAACACAAATTCTAAAATAGAAAAAGATGCCTTAATAAGAAACATAAAATGGAAACCGAAAAAATTTGAGTTTTCAAATATGTTTTCTTATGGAGAAAACAATGTTATAGATTTTACCAAAACAAAAAATGTTGTCGGATTGTTTGGACCAAACACATGTGGAAAATCTAGTATTTTTTCTGCATTATGTTTTTGTATTTTTGATAAATTTGATCGGGGATATAAAGCCAAAGATGTATTAAACATTCAAAAGACCAAATTTCATTGTAAGTTAAATTTTGAAGCAAATGGTGTAGATTATTTTATAGAAAGAACAGGTAATGCTAATCGTAAAGGAGAGGTAAAAGTAGATGTCGAGTTTTGGACTATGGAAAATGGGGTCAAAAAAGATTTAAAAGGAAAAGCTAGACAAAATACAAATGATATTATACAAGAAGTTGTAGGATCGTATGAAGATTTTATTTTAACATCATTATCTGTTCAATCTGGAAAAAATGTATCGTCATTTATTGATATGCTACAAAGTGAAAGAAAAGATCTTCTTTCACAATTCATTGGCTTATCAATATTTGATAAATTGTTAGAAGTTGCATCTGAAGAATCGAAATCTATAAATGCTTCTTTAAAATTATACAAAAAAAGTGATTTGGAATCAAAAATACTTTCGAACCAAAACGAACTATCTAGTTTACAGATGGCGTTAAACGATGAAATTGATACATCCTCCAATCTCATTTCTAACAAAGAAAAAATAAATGAAAAACTAATGGAAACAATGACACAATTAAAGCCTGTAGATCCTAAATACATGTCATTGAATATCGAAAGTGTCAATAAAACTCTCGATGATTTAAATTCTAAAAAAGTTGCTTTAACTACTCATATAAGTGGTGTTAAACAAAATATAACTGATCAAAATTCTTTAGTATCTTCTTTAAATTCTAAAATTACGGAACTGACTTCTAAAGATATAGAAGTTAATTATAAAAAGTATCATACAGTTAAATCTGAGTTAGATAAAATAGAAAAAATATTAGCGGTTAAAAAGGTTGAAGTAGAAAATCGAGTTTCGATGTTACAATCTTTAAAAAATCATAAGTTTGATCCAAATTGTAAATATTGTGTAGATAGAAATAAATCAATTGTCGATGATACTAACAAAATTTCTTTAGAATTGGAAACATATAAAGAAACGGTAAAAACTTTGCTAAATGATAGAAAAGATTTGAAATCTAAATTAGAATCTCTATCGTGGATAATAAATTCTTATACAGAATATTTCGACCTTCTTAAACAACGTAATGATTTGCGTGATAAAGTTTCTTTGTTAGAAACAAGTTTGTCTATTAATGAAAATACTGTTAAAGATTGTAATGTTAAAATTGATATATTATTAAATGATATTAAAGAATATAACAAACAATTAGAATCTATTCAGCATAATAAAACAATACAAGTTGATATTGATAACATTAAATTAGAACTTAAAAATATTAATTTTGTTATTAACCAAAAACAGGCACGTATTCAAGAAATAAAAAGTAAAGTTCTATTATTAAACAGTCAAATAGAACAACTGACTGAATC